CCAGAAGCCCTACATCCTCAAGGACGGCGTGACCTACGGCACTAGCCTAAAGCTCAAGGCTGTGCAAGTCATCTCGCTTGCATCCTCCGCTGGTGTTGACACTGGTGACATGGACGATGCAGACGTAGCTGAGCTGTTCGGCAAGACCGAAGGCTTTAAGGTTGGTGATCCCAACGTGTCCAACGAAGCAGGTGATCCTGAAGACGACTTCTGATGGTTGATTTCAACGTTGAAAAGGATGCAGCCACTGGGCTGTACAAAGGCACGCTTACTGTTAACCTGCCTGAACTCACTGCCACTCGTTACAAGGCAGACCGTAATGATTTCAAATACGAAATGCGCCGAGCAATCAGCGAGATCGTAGAAGAGATTATTGAGAAAGGTATCGACGACTGATGGCATTCCGATCCAGACTCGAAGAGAAGGTCGCTGATCTTCTCGTTGAGCTGGGTGTCAAGTATGAATACGAATGTAAGAAAGTCCCGTATGTAATCTCTCACACCTATTGCCCTGACTTCGTTCTTCCGAACGGTGTACATCTAGAGTGCAAAGGTTACTGGGACTCTGCAGACCGTAAGAAGATCAAATCAGTCAAGGAACAAAACCCTGACATTGATCTTCGTATGGTCTTTCAGGCACCCTACAACACAATCTCTAAAAAAAGTAAAACAACGTACGCTGCGTGGTGCGATCGAAATAACATCCCGTGGTGCTCGTTTGCAAACATCCCCCTCAAGTGGTTACTGTGAACACCTCTTACAAGTACGGAACTCCTGAGTTTTACGCTGAGCATTTCAGTGATATGATCGCTGATGTAGACAGTGAAGACCCTGCAACTATTGACAACATCCTTGAAGGGTTTATGATGTCGATTGACGAATGGTTTACCTATCACGAACAGCAAGCTAATGCATACGCAAAACTCCGGGAGCGAGTTCGTGAGGCACTTGCCATGTGACAACTGCGGATCGTCTGATGCAAACTCTTTGTACTCAGACGGTCATGCATTTTGTTTCAGGTGCTTTACACATACAAGTGGCAACGAAGTCACACATCACAATCATCAAATGCGAGATGCCCACCTACAAGGCTCAGCCGGAAGGCTGCAGAAGCGACGTATCTCAGAAAAAACATGTGAGCTATTCAAGGCTTACAAAGACGGAGACAACCTACGCTTCCATTACTTCAGCAGCGCTGGAACACTTCTTGGCGCAAAGATAAAAACTAAAGACAAGGACTTCCGTTGTGAAGGCGAGGTCAAAACCCTGTACGGAATGCAAAACTTCCGTCACAAAACTACCAAAAAAGAACAGAAACTCGTCATTGTCGAAGGCGAGATGGATGCTCTGTCTGTGTGGGAGGCTCAACCTAACTGGGATGTAGTAAGCATCCCGAACGGTGCGCCTGCTGCAAAGAAAGCAATCCAACATAACTACGAATGGATCAATTACTACGATAAGATTGTTCTGTTCTTCGACAACGATGAAGCCGGTCAGAAGGCTGCCAGAGAGGCTGCCGGTGTCCTACCACCTGGCAAGGTTTTCATCGGCTTTCTAGAGGACTACAAGGACGCCTCAGACGCTCTCCAGGCTGGGGACAGTGAGGCTATCCGAGCTGTGTGTAACTACGCACACGAACAGTACAAGCCAGACGGAATTGTAGATGCAAAAACTCTACTCGAACTTGTTACAACTCCTTCACCACCAGCGGACCATGACTACCCCTTTCAAGGACTACAATCAAAGCTTCACGGGATCAGGTTTGGAGAGCTTGTCTGCATTACTGCAGGCTCAGGCACGGGAAAGTCGTCCTTTTGTAGGGACTTATGTACTAACCTGCTTAACAAAGGAGAACGGGTCGGTTACTTGGCACTTGAAGAGTCAAACCGTCGTACAGCTCTCGGACTTATGTCCGCCTCAGTCGGACGATCGCTTCACCTCGGAGACCCTGATCGATCTGAGCTGACAGAAGCATTCAACAACACGATTGCCAAGTGGAACTTGCACCTGTTCGATGGCTTCGGATCGTATGATCCCGATCACATCTACGAACGGATCGAGTACATGGCAAGCGGTCTTGAGACACGTGTGGTATTCTTAGATCACCTCAGCATCCTGCTCAGCGGGCTTGATGGGGATGAACGTAAGATGATCGACACAACTATGACCAAGCTGCGCTCATTGGTTGAGCGTACTGGTATTTCTTTGTTCCTTGTTTCACACCTACGGAGAACCACATCAGATGTCAACCATGAAGAGGGAGCTAGAGTCACGCTCGGGCAACTTAGAGGATCCGCTTCTATTGCTCAGCTTAGTGATGCAGTCATTGCCCTCGAGCGGGATCAGCAGAGTGGAGCTGAACGAGCTGCTACGACAGTGCGAGTCCTTAAGAATCGATATTCTGGCGAGGTTGGCGTCGCCTGTCAACTGACTTACGATTTATCCACCTGTAAATTCAATGAAACTCAACCCGAAGCAGATTTTGATCCAACAACCGATTTCTGAATCCGAGATCGAGCACCCTTGGCTGCCTCACCCACCTAACCCACCTACTCCAGAAGCAGTTGAAAAAGCACAGTTCGTGGACAAAACATACAAGTGGAAGGGATCTGCAGCGTATAAAGCTGCTAACACTAAACCTTCTAACTAACGGATTGATCTTCGTAACTAACTTGTTCATTGTTGCTGGCGTTATCCGCCATTGGAACGATGTTAATTTTTGACTTAGAAGCTAACGGACTTCTAGATGATGTTACCCGTATCCACTGTCTTGTCATCTATGATACTGAAACTGACCAGACCCTTCGTTACAATGACGAAGGTAATACTGAACCCATTACTAAGGGCATTCAACGTTTGGAAGATGCTGAAGTTATCGCAGGTCACAATGTCATCGGATATGATCTACCCTGCATCAGAAAAATCTATCCGTGGTTTGAACCGACCGCCTTGGTCGTTGATACCCTTCTTCTCTCGCGGTTATACCACACGGACCTGAGGGATATCGACATGAAGCACAAGTGGAAGAACATGCCGCTGCAACTGTACGGCAGGCACAGCCTAGAGGCTTACGGTCACCGCTTGTCTGAATACAAAGGTTCGTTCGGTAAAGACACAGACTGGTCTGAATGGTCGCAAGACATGGAAGACTACTGTGTACAAGATGTTACTGTTACTAAAAAACTATGCGATCACTTCCACCCCTACCTGAGTGGGTCGCGCTAGAGCATGATGTCGCACGAATCCTCACCAAACAAGAACTTCATGGATGGTACTTTGATGAGCGCTCTGCATGGCAACTTGCATCGTCTCTCAGAACCGAACTTGAAAAAACTTATCAACTACTACGCGACAAGCATCCTTTCGTCTTCGGATCAAGCTTTACTCCTAAAGCAGATAACAAGCGATACGGATACGTAAAAGACTGTGAGATAACCAAGCTCAAAGAACTGAACCCTACTTCGAGAGATCACATATCATGGATCCTGCAAACATTTCATGGTTGGAAGCCGAAGCTTCTGACTCCTACTGGGAAGCCCATCATCGACGAAGTTGTCTTGAAAGAGATTGCTGCCGATGGGATTACGATTGCAGAGGACTTTCTGAAGTGTCTCGATATTACGAAGAAATTGGGGATGATCTCGGAAGGCACGAACGCATGGCTGAAGCTATGTACGACGTCTAAACGGATACACCACCACTGTTCAGTATCAACGAATACACATCGTTGCGCCCACCGAAATCCAAACTTGGGGCAAGTCCCATCAGATCATGACTTCAGAAAATTGTTCATGCCCACACCAGGGCAAATTATGGTTGGTGCTGATCTTGCAGGCATTGAACTCAGGATGCTTGCTCATTATCTTGCTAGGTATGACCAAGGTCGTTACGCTGACATCCTCCTTAACGGAGACATTCACCAAGTTAATGCCGACAAAATCGGAATTAGTAGACGGGATGTCAAAACTGTCACCTACGCCTTCCTCTATGGGGCAGGTGACGCAAAAATCGGACACTCTTTTGACTCTTCCCTAAATGATAGCGCTGCCAAACGTAAAGGCAAGGAGATCAGGTCCGCGTTTGTGGACGCTATTGATGGACTTGCCGAGCTTCTTGAGGCAATCAAGACAGCGAGTGAGAAGGGTTTTGTTCGATCAGTAGACGGTCGCAAGATCCACGTTGATAGTCCACACAAGTCACTCAACTACCTGCTTCAATCAGGAGCTGGTGTCTTGGCTAAACGATGGATGGTCATCAACCACCAAAATACACAAGAGCTGTGTTGTTCTCAGCTCGCCTTTATACATGACGAATTACAATTTGAATGCCACCCTGAGCACGCAGAGCAGTTATCAGCATCCCTGGTACGCAGCGCTGAAGAGGCTGGCAGATACTACAAACTACGCCTCCCAATCGAAGCAGAAGCAAAGCAAGGGAGGGACTGGTCGGAGGTCCACTGATGAAACTGTTAGTTGACGCCGACTATATTGTGTACAAATCCTGCGCTGGTGCTGAGGATGAGATTGACTTCGGTGATGACGTTATCCTCGTTGTCAGCAAGTTCTCAGACGCAATGACCAACGTGCAACGAGAGTTGACAAAGATCAAGAACCACTTCATGTGGGACACACCAGAACTGGTGCTGTCTTTCAGTG